TATTGTCGTTGAGGTTTTGATGTTGAACCATCTAATCTAACCGCTTGTTTTCCAAAATGGTCAGCAATTCTATTTAATGTTTCGGTGAAGTTGGTAAAGATGATAACTTTTTTATCTTGTTCTAAAATATTCTCAGCTAATTCGATGGTGTCTTTGATTTTTTCTTCGGCAATAACTTGACGAACTTTCATTAACTTACTAAATTGAACCGTCAAAGATGAACTTTCATCCGGATTCTTATCATACCAATCGTAGTATTCTCCCATTAATCCTTCGTAAAGTTTTGATTTTAATCTTAGATAAACTGGTGTAATAATTTTTTCGGGTAAATCTAAAACATCTGTTTTTAATCTTCTTAAAACTTGTCGGGATGTTCGGTCTCTCAATTCTTCTAAATTGGTTGCACCTGCAACATTCCATATTTTACGTGTTCCTGCGGTAAATTGATAACCACCACAATATCGTATAGCATAAGCCATCCAATTTAATGCTGCGGGACTTTCAACTAACGATAATAAATTAAAATAATTCATCGGACGGTTAGTCATTGGTGTCCCGGTTAATAACCATACTCTCTCACATTTTTTAGAAAAACTATTAACCAATTTTGTTCTTGCCGCTTGTCCGTTACTAACATAATGAGCTTCGTCCAATATAATTAAGTCAAAATTTCCTTGTGTGATTAATGAATTGTCCTTATCTTTAAGGTCGTAGAAGTTTTTAAGAATATCATAATTAACAATCACAAAATCGTGTTCAATTGAGAAATTCTTACCTTCGGAAATATAAACACTTCTATCAGTATAGTTTTCAATCTCTCTTTGCCAGTTAATTTTTAGAGATGCCGGACAAACAATCAATATTTTCTTCGCTCCTGTCTCTAACGCCGCAATAATGGTTGCGGTGGTTTTACCTAACCCCATATCGTCAGCAAGAATGAATCGTTTGGAACCTGCTAATTTCTCAATCGCCTCTTTTTGATGTGCAAGTGGTGGTCGATGTGAATATTTTTCATAATCAATTTCGACATTCTTAATTGTGTGAGTTTTAATTAAAGCACCTTTTGGTAGCCAAAAATCGTGGATAGTTTCAGAATCTAATACTTTCCCCCAAACGTGGTAGGATTTTTCTTTCTCAACTAATAGCTTTTCCACCCATACCTGTTCGGGGATTTTAAGTAACAATTTTTCGTCGGCAATTTTTTTGGCAAAGTAGGGGTCTAAATCAACCCATCGTTTGGCTACCTTAGGTGTAACTTCGTAATAATTTATAATGTAATCACATTGTGCTCTTGTAGGAAAGAATCTTTTGTTAGTTTCCTTTTGATGTTTTAATTTTAAAATATAGTTATTCGCACCCTGATAAGTTTCAAGGAGAGATATTGCTCGTTGTTCTATTGTTAAATTAGAATTTTCAGATGTATTGTTTTCCAAATTTAATCTTTTAGTAGAAATATAACACATTTTATAATATTTATCAATATGAATGATGAATCAGACAAAGTTAAAAACTATACTAAGTTAATTGGACGATATTTAAACATCTCTAAACCTAATGGTGTGTTGGAGATTAAGTTTGAATTAACACCCGTAGGAGATGAGAACGAATATTATATGAAAATAACTTATGTTGTTCCTGACGATAGTAAATATTTAAAAGTTAATGACAAAAATTTAATTCCTGTTCGTTACAGACACGAATGGAATTATCAGATAACAAAGGATTTAGAAAATTATTTTGGATTAAAAGTGTATATCAATCAATCCGGAACAAGAAACGAAAATTTTTATAATAGATAATAACGATATGAATAATAAAGTACCAATTACAAGAATAGGTAAATTCTTCGGAGCAGAGGATTTCAAGTTAGAACAAGATTTTGGGTCTGAATGGTTACACGGGGATATGAACTTTACTTTAGTTCTATATCGTGTTGATAGATATAAGACCAAAACGGACGATGTCTATGGTGAGACCGTATCTGATGGTATTAAGTTTTTACCACCGGTTGAATTTAAAGGTTATGTTCAAATTATGGCACCTGAAAACAAATATTTAGGTAATTCTAAAATTGACCAAATGGAGCCAGGTAATCTTAAAGTGTCTGTTTATCAAAGAGATTTGGAAGAATTGGATATTGACATTAATTACGGAGATTACATTGGATACTACGAAACAGAAGATAAAGTAAGATACTATACGGTTAACAATGATGGAAGGGTGACTTCAGATAACAAGCATACAATTGGGGGATACAAAAGTTTTTACCGAACTATTATGGCATCTCCGGTTACAAATAACGAATTTAGAGGTCTATAATGAAAGTGTGTAAAATATTATGAATATAGATAATAATCACATAAATAAAAAAGTAATGGTGCATTATAATCTAAACAAACACACCTTTTCAATTACTTACAAAAATAAATTAATAACACACGCCGACCACATCAAATTAAATGATGTTGAGTTTAGAGTTAGACCGGGAGGTAGAGCTCGAGTATTAGAAGATAAACAAAAAAATGTTCACGCATTTGTAATTGGAACATTACTTGAATATTGTAAATATCCTTGTGAGAGTTTGCCAAACGAAACAAATAATAACATTGTTACCTATGACCCATACAAATATAGTTCTTATGTAATGAAAGATACCAAAGAACCAATATACAGAGTGGGGGGTGTAGAAATGATAAATTCAAGAAACAAAATATTTATAACAAAACAATAAAATGGGTTTACCAAGTAAAATAAAGAAAAATTTACCATTAACAGAACCTAAAACTCTTTTAGCTAGACGAGAAGAACTTTTAGAAAAAATTAATAAAGACGGAACTTACCTTCCAAAATCTTTATTGCACGCTGATTTGGATAGAGGATTCTTGGATTTTGTTAAAAATGATTTAAAAGTTGTTGTCGAAGGTAAAACTATACCAACTGTTGATATCTTAGTAACAACACAAAATTGGTCACAATTTACCGAAACTTGGAATTTTCAAAATATAGATAAAAACGCAGAACCACCATTCATTACCGTAGTTAGAACACCTGAAGTTAAATTTGGAACTAACCCTGCACTTTTATATAATATTCCAAATAGAAGACAATATTTTTACGCTCAAGTTCCTACTTGGGATGGTGAAAGAAATGGTATGGACATTTATACAATACCTCAACCTGTTCCCGTAGACATAACTTATTCGGTTAAAATTGTTTGTAATAGAATGAGAGAGTTGAATAAACTTAATCAAATAATTTTAGAGAAATTCGCATCAAAACAAGCTTATGCGGTAATCAAAGGTCATTATATTCCGATTATTATGGGTAACATTACTGACGAATCAGTGATGGAAGTTGAAAAAAGAAAATATTACATCCAAACTTATGAATTTACAATGTTAGGATTTTTAATTGATGAAGATGAATTTGAAGTATCTCCTGCAATAACTAGAGTATTACAGGTTGTTGAGTTTGAAAAAAAGACAACAAGACGTAATAAGAAAAAACCAATTGAAGAAGGTCCTGGAAGTCAAGCATTATTTTTATCAGGTAATACAAGTTTAACTCAATTATTTAATTACGTTGTTGATATTAAAATTGGTAACACTATTAATGTTGACTCATTTGATGTTTATATTAATGATGACTATTATGGTTCTGATTTGGAATTAATACAAATTAATTCAGGAGATGTGTTAAGATTAGAAATAGTTAAGAATAATCCATCATTAGAATCAACAATTCAATTTATTGATAAAGTATTTTAGTCCTCCCCGTAAACATCTTTTTTAGGTTTACATTTTTCAATAATTAACCTTTCTAAAAATCGATACATTTTAATACCCCTTTTTTCACAATAGGTCTTAAGAATCTCGTGTGTCTCCACAGATATCTTTAAATTTTTAATCTTTTTGATGTCTTTATCCATAAGTAGAAAAAAGGCAGAAAATAATCTACCTAAAATATAAATAGTTGCTACGAAGTAAAGTATTTTGATTTTTTTTTAATATTTATATATAAATAAAATTATAAACAAGACAAACTAATGGCAACAAACAGCAAAGTATTCGTATCTCCTGGGGTATATACTTCCGAAGTTGATTTAAGTTTCGTAGCACAGAGTGTGGGTGTAACCACATTAGGTATCGTAGGTGAGACACAAAAAGGACCTGCTTTTGAACCTATCTTTATACGTAACTTCAATGAATTCTCAACTTTTTTTGGAGGAACATCCCCTGAAAAGTTTATTAATACACAAATACCGAAGTATGAAGCTTCGTATATCGCAAAAGCTTATTTACAACAATCTAATCAATTGTTTGTTACAAGAATTTTGGGATTATCAGGATATGACGCAGGACCATCTTGGTCTATTACAACAATTGCGAACGTAGATAAATCAACAGTAGGATTTAAATGTTCAGGAACAACTTATGATGTTCATTCTTGTTCAAATATTTGTACAGGATATACTATTACTCCGTTTACATTCACATTTACAGGATGTAATAGTGGTATTGGGACTATTCAAGTATCAGGAACACCTTCTTCTACTTTAATTATGAATAAAATAAATGATACTTACCAAACGTTTAATGGTAGTACTTCAACAATTTTAGATAATATTAAAACACAATTATTTGATATTCTTACAACACCAAGTCATTCGGCAACATCAATTAATTACTATGGAACAATTTCAGGTTCTGACTATAATACATTAAGTACGGGATATACAAATGCAACTAATGTATATGGTATTGATAGTGTAAGTTCAACAAATGCGGATTACACAGACCCAAATAATGACCCTTGGTATTATTCTTTATTTGATAATAATAGTGGTTCATATAGTGGATTTTCATTTTACAATGTTGTTAGTAATTTAACACAAACTTCAACATCTTCAAATTGTGCAACATTTTATTCATTTTCTGTTAGTTCGGCAACGGTTTCAAATACTGTTGGTAGTATAAACTATAATACTAACACAATTGATGTTGTATTACCAAGTGGGACAACAACATCAGGTTTAACCGCATTAACAGTTATGTATAGCGCTTGTACTACAGGTGTAACAGTTAATAATACACCACAATATAGTAGTGGAACAACACAAAACTTCTCAGCGGGAACAAAAACATATGTATTAACTTCACAAGATGGTTCTAATATACAAAATTGGATTGTTAATGTGTCGATTTATAACCCTTGTAATCCAGCTACAACAGGTAATACTGGCTCCCATAATACAGGAACAATCACAACGTGTTATAGTGGTACTGTAAGTGGTAAAATTTATGTGTATTCAGGTGTTTCATACACCGACTTTGACGATATGGTTGTAGCAACACTTCGTTCAAGAGGTATTGCAACATATGGTACAGGTAGTGATGGTCCGTCTTATGAAGTTACAGGGTTAACAGATGTATCAATTGATTGTACATCATCAACATATTCAAACATAGCTAAAAATCCTTACGCGGAATTTGGTCTTAATGTGACAGATTATAATGGAAATACATTCTTCTTTGAAACTTCATTTAGTGAATCAGATTCAAAATATCTTCCTAAGGTATTTGGTTCTTCAAACTTTGCAAAACCAAGAACCACAGTTCCATTGTTTGTTGAAGAAAAATTCCAAACATTATTAAATTACGCTTATAATAAAGGTTATATTAGAGGTTTAAACTGTCAATTATTGGCTTTACCAAGAGCTAATTCAACAGTTAATACATTATCATCAATCGCTTATTACTTGGAAAAATATCAAACACCGGTTTCTCCGTGGGTTGTTTCTGAAGTAAGAGGTAGTAAAGTTTATAATTTATTTAGATTCTCAACAATATCTGATGGTAATGATGCAAATACTGAAATTAAAATATCAATAGCGAATATGTCGTTTGGTAATTTAACATTTGATGTATTAGTTAGAGATTTTTACGATACAGATAATAATCCTGTAGTTATTGAGAAATTTACAAATTGTACTATGGACCCTAATAGTAATTCGTTCGTGGCACAAAAAATTGGAACAACTAATGGAGAATACGCGTTGAATTCTAAATATATTATGGTTGAAATGAATGAAGATGCTCCTATAGACACATTACCTTGTGGATTCCAAGGATTTAAAATGAGACAATATGGTTCATCAAAATCTCCATTCCCAATTTATAAAACTAAATATGATTATCCTGGTGAAGTTGTTTTTGACCCACCATTTGGATTAAGTTCGGGGGCAAATAATGCTACTTTAAGTCCGGGTGATAATGTTCGTAAAACGTATTTAGGTATTTCAACAGGAAACGGTGCAGGATATGATGTTGATTTCTTCCAATATAAAGGAAAACAAAATCAGATAAGTTTATGTACAGAGGTTGATGCTGCTGAATGGTTAACATTAACAAAAGGTTACCATATGGATAAAAACGCTAGTGGAATTACTATTTCAAACTCGTATACAACAAGTGGAACTCCGGCTTACTATGTGGGTGATGCAACATTTACATCAGACCCTCAAGATGAAACAAGTCCTTACTACAGAATATACTCACGTAAATTCTCATTATTAGTACAAGGTGGTTTTGATGGTTGGGATATCTATAGAGAATCAAGAAGTAATACCGATACATTTAAATTAGGTAGAAGAGGTTACTTAAACGGAGCT